AGTTATTGGGTTTGTACCATCAATAAATGTTTTTAATTCCTTTACTTCTTTACCAAAATCTGATTCTGGTTTTTTACCACCCCTTGCTCTATAAATTAAAGACCCACCATTATCTACTCTGTGAATTAAACCGTCTTTATCTACTATAATGTTGTCTTTCGATGCACCAATTACATCCCAGTTTCCTAGTAAACAGTCTAAAACAAAACCTTTCTTGATTTCATTGTAAACTTCTTTTTTAGAAGATTCAGATATAGAACCTAACTCTTTTGCTCCTTGTATATATTTTGAAACTTTTTCTACTTTACCGTCAGCAGTTTTTATTATTTTAGATATAGGTGCATTAAAACCAAAAGCTGTATATATTGAATCTGTTAATTTTTCATATCTTAGATGTTGAGCGGAATCTTCTTTACTTGCTCTTTCTGGCTTAATAGCCCAATAATTTCCATCATCATCTTTCTTCAATTTTACATCAGAAGAACCCCCTAATGTTTTTATTGTTTTTAGATCCTTTGTTGATGTAGGGAAAATTATTCTTTCTTTAACTTTTTCAACAACAGGTGTTGATGTTTCTTTTGTTGAAACAGATTCCTTTTTTACTTCTGGTTTTACATCTTCTGTTTTTTCTTTGTCTAAATATTTTGAAGCATGTGCTTTATGAGAATCATCACCAACAAATGCATGAGTTGCAGCTATTTTACCAGCGTAAACTATAGCAGAACCATCTTTTGCTATATAAACCCAACCATCAGCATGTTTTACGTATTTTTTACTACCGTAAGTTCTTACTTCACCTATGGAAGCTCTTTTACCTGCTTTTTCTAAATAATCTTTATCTTCATTTTCACCTGACAAAGATTTAAAAATATCATCCAATTCATCAAATTTTTCACTAAATGGTGATTTTTGAATTGTGTTGTTTGATTCTTTTAGTTTTTTAATTTCAACAACATTTGACACTTTACTTTTTTGCAGCGTATCGACACCATAAGTTTCAGCCATGCCCTTAAACAAATTAGGGTTTATGTTTTCACTTTGAAGATTCATTTAAAATATTTTTATTGTTTATTTGTCAAATGTAATAATTCTTTTCTTAAGAAAAATTAAACCCAATATTCTTTTCCATCAATTACTGCTCTAATTTTCTTTCTTATAACTTTAGGTTGGTAATTTTCAGGCAATTTAAACATTTTTTGTTCATCTTCCCACTCATCTCCTAATCTCAAATGCTTTAATGAGCATCTACAATATGGGTGAACTGGCCCTAATACAGGTTTCCAGTCCTCCACTTTCTTTCCAATATTTGTTCCATTCTCTCTAAGTTCTTTTAGAAAGAAAACTTTTGGCTCACTCCCAACTCCTTTTGATAAATATAGTCTAACACAATGTTTACAAGCTTTCTCTTGCGGTATCTTGTAAACTTTTGGATTCTCTTCAAGTCTTTCTATCCATGCAGCTTTACCCAACTCATAAGCAGACTGACCTTCGTATTGAACTATCCTGTCAAAGTCTCTATTCCAATCACCAGTTAAGTGTCCAAGATCTGAAGCTATTTGTCCAAATGTTTTCTTTTCATTCATTCTTTGAGATACAGATCCTCTTAAAATGTCCATTTGTTGCGTCAGACTTTCGCTCTTAACTCTTGAATTTATATCGTTGTATATTTTACCATTAAGATTTTTTATGCTTCCTAGAAATCGTATTTTCGATTCTTCTATAGTTAATCTCTCAAGCTCTGTAAGCGGAATATATTTTTTTTGACTAACAAATTCTTTAAAACTGTCAAATGTTAAAACTTTATCTAAATCTTTCTCTTGGATTCTTATCGATTCAGCCACTAAACCAAGATAAAATTGTGTCCTTATTGGATCTTCACTTTCACTATATAGTTTTTCTATGTCAAAACCTTTTCTTTCAAGTAGTATTTTTTCTTCTTCAGTTAAAAAGTTTGCCCCTAAATGAGACGCAATGAAAATACTTTGACTATTTTTTACGATAGAAAGTATGTCTTCAATTTGTTCATCGTTTAGAATCATATTCAACTATCCCAATGTTTGTCTATATCATTTTCTATACCCTCTCTAGTTTTGTTATGTGGATTGTATATATTATTCATACCATTTAAAGCTTCTTCTTTAGAAAAACCCCCTTCTTTTAACTTTTTAACCACTTGAGATATGTGTGTTTTTTTATTATCTTTAAACTCATGCATGACATTATATGTCACATGATTGTTTTTATTATTTTTAGGATGGAAAGGGTTTTCATTTTCATGATATATCGGAGTTTTACTGTCTCACACATAACCTAAAGATTCTTTATGTGGGTAATTGCTTTTGTGTGAATATATAGGTCTCCCGCTCTTTGTATGCCCAATTACTTTGCCACCCTTAGAACCCTCACCACCTTTTTCAAGAAGATCTACGCCATAAGTTTCTGCCATCCCATTTAGTAAATTAGGGTTTATATTTTCACTTTGAAGATTCATTTTCTAATCTGTTTAATATTTTGTCTATACTTGATTTTAACAAATGTGAGTAACTTGCTTTTATTTGATTTTCTATAATTGGAATCAACTTTAATTCTGGAACCTCTTTGTATGTTTCAGCTAAATTCTTTTTTACTAATTGTTGTGTCTTCAATCCTTTTGAAAGATCGTATTCCCATATTCCATCAGTATTAAGTTTTGCTGAGTGACCTGTGTTAATTACAGATCCGTCTTTTGCTATCATTATAAGAAATCTTTCAAGATACCCATGTATTTTGCGCCAGCACCCAATCCAAAACCAACAGCTAAAGCTATAATTATGACTTTGTAAATATCTATCTTTCTTTCAAGCTTATTATAATTGCTTTGAAGTTCTACGTAGCCTCTTGTAACTTTTTCCACTTCATCTTCTAAAAGTTGTATCTTCCTAACCATGCCTCCCTCTTTTGCTATATCATCGCCAACAAGAGCTACCAATATTTTGTCAACTTTTGTGTTAACGTCAAATATTTGTTTTTTCATGAATCCAAATTCTTTCTTTTCTTCAGTTGTCATTTCACTCATTACAATTTTTGTATATAGTCATTAAAATTATTTACAAAAGGATTCGACTGTAAGCTTTTTTGAACATCTTCTTCAACTGCTTCTGTATTTTGTTGATCTCCCATTTTCATCATTTGAGCTTGTTGAAATAGTGAAATATAAGAAGGGTTCATTGGCATGTCTCCAAATTCTAGTGGATCTAGATTTCTCTTTGCTCTTATTTCATTTAATTTAGCAAAACTATTAACTGCTTTTATATCGTTATCTAGTTCTACTTGTTCTGTATTAGAATCTAATCCAACAAACACTAACTCGTATTCTGGATGTAATTGAGATACTATATATTTATTTATCCAAAATTGTTTTTGTTTAAGTAGAGGCGTTAAACCTTTCTCTTTTGAATACTGAAGCTTATATTCACCACTTGCATTCCCAAGACCACCTCCGCCACCATCGGTGTTTCCATTTAAATGAAAACCAAACTCAGATGGGTCTATCGTGTAAACTGCAGAGCATATTTTTATCAAAAATTCTTGGTATTTGCTATACTCCATGTCTCTGTTAGTTTCATGGGTAGAAATCCAATCTATTTTATCTGCATTTACAATTGGCGTTTTATGCATATTTTCAACACCAGACATTTGAGCTTGCCATTGACCTCTAAAATCATCAAGCGTATTCATGTTTATGTTTCCCGAATACCTCAACAAACCTCTCGGATTTGATCCTACTTTAAAGAAATTTGAATTATATTGATCTGCATTTAAGATTGCAGTTATTGTCTTTATTAAATCCTCAAGCTCTGAATTCCCATAACCATTTGTCAAAATATCAGTAGATTGATTTCTTATACCCATACAAAGCTCCCATGGATAAAATTGCGCTTCTACTCTAGAGTGGAGAACTTGTGCGTATTGCGGTAAATAACCTTGAATAGTTAGATCATCCAATTGTTGATTACTTAAATGAGAATAATCAGCCATCCTCATCGTAGCTCCATCCACTGCAAAAAACTCAACAGGTTGACCTATTTTATTTCTTACTACTTCAAAACAACCCTGATCTAACGTTAAAGAATCTTCAGTAAGTAATCTTAAAAAATTTTCAAAAGTTGAAGCATGCCAAACATTTTGACGCGTACCGCAATCCAATATGAATTGTGTTATATAATCTATCTGTTTTTCTTCTTGAACTGAAAGTTTTGTTTCTTTTGTTCCAGTTCTAGATTTTTGAATCTTCTGAATAACAAAACCAGTTGAGTATTTATCTTTCTGCGGTTGTGCGAAAGATGCCACTTGGTTCTTTCTTGTCTTTATAATGGCATTTACTATGTGTGTCTTACTCATCTTACGAAGCGTGTCGTAAGAAATAGTATAGTATTTGTCTTTATATCCATTACCAGATCTTAAATCTAATGGATCTATAAGTAAAGATTTACCAGCACCATCTTCTCTTTTCTGTATTGAATTTATATAATTTCTTGCAGAATAGATTTTATTTATGTCGTCTGATTGAAGTGCTTTTTTTAGATTAATTTCTTTTTGAAGACTTAATAATTTAATTTGACTATCTAAATCATTCATAGAAGAATTTAAATCCATAATTTTTGGCGTGCCAATTATATTGGAAGACGTGATAGATTTAATTAATTTCTTATTTCTTCTTTTATTCACTTATCAATATTGTATATTAATACAAATATACAATATTAAAGAGGAAAATTTTTACGTATCTTTCTGTTGTCAGCTACTCCGGCAGTAGATTTTCCAGAATTTCTTGTTCTTAATCCATGTTCTATGAATACGTCTGCTGTTGCGTGAACGTCTGCTAAAGCCCTGTGTGCGTCAAACAATTCAACTCCAAATGCTGCAGCTACTGTTCCAAGTTTATTGTTTAATAAATCTTTATCATTTCCAAGCGAAACGTAAGATAGTCTTTGAGTATCAAACGTAAATGGAACAAATTCTCCTTTTGGAGTTTTAAATCCATCAAAATATTTTGATAAATCTGTTTTGTGAAGTTCTGCTTGAATTAACAAAAACCCGATATCGAAACCTATATTGTGTCCAATTATTATAGGCTTCCATTTAGCACCCTTTGAAACTTGAGAAATTGAAACAAAATCTAAAAACTCTTTCCAAACTATCTTACATTCTTTTCCTTCTTTCTCACATTTTTCTCTTGTAATGCCAGTTGCTTCTGCTGCACCTTTATCGTAGATCAAAGTATCATCATAAGGTTTTACTAAAGACGAGTACTCACCTAACTTTTTAAAATCAAAGAAATCTATAGCAAGTACACCAATTTCAGTTATAGGGTTTTTGTCAAAAAGAAGCCCACCAGTTTCAAAGTCAATTACTATACCAGTAGATCTTTTATGTAATTCCATAATATTTTGTTTTTTACAAAAGTAAAATAATTTTTCTTAAGAAAGTAATGTTCTAAGCTAATTCTACAAAATATGTGTATTTGTTTCCAGTTCCTACGTGAAATCCACTTAAATTAGTATTCACTCTTGTTAAATTAAACTTAATACCATTTATTTTGAAGTTTTCTCCATTTAATTTTGCATGCATAAACTTACCCCCAAATTCTCTTTCTAGATCAGATATTAATTCATTTATTCTATAAGGGTGTTGGAACATCAGATATTTAAACTCATATCCGCTTTTCAAGGATTTCTTTGGCATCTATTTTTACCTTTTCAATGTCTAAGTTTATTACTGTTTTGTATTTTTCCCAATTTTCTTTACTCATTAATTTTGGGAATGGGCATTTTTGCTTGTCTTTATCAACCATCCATCTTTCTGGTAAATCGCACCCACAATCTTTACATTCTCCACCGTTTTCAATCAAACAAGATTTCCCACATATAGTTGCTCTATAAAGAAACTGTTCTTCTAAATTTTCGCCTATATTGTGAAGAACTTTAAATTGCAAATATCTAGCATTTCCAATTAGAAAAGCTTTTACGTTGCTTAGCGTTATGTCTTTTAATTCCATAATTCAATTTGTTTGTTTTAAAATTAAAACACCCTCAAAACATAATTAAGAGGGTGTCGGAACCTATAGCCATTTATATTCACACAAACTTGAAAGGTGTCTCTGATTCGAACAGAGCTAAGATCGTTTTTAGGAATCGAAGCGAGCCAACTTTCCCAACACCCTTTACTTGAATCCACTTCTCCATTTCATCAAGTTTCCATTTTAGCTAAAATCTAAAACAGAATCCACTCTTTAAGACGGCTCAACACCGTACAAACGCAAGGCTTTTCTATATACAAGTGTTTCAGAGTGGTCCTCTGTATTCTGTTTTGCGGTTGAAATGGGGATCGAACCCATACGGAGTTGTTTATTAAGTATTACCTCCATCTCCTTTTAAGATAAGTCTACCAATTCCAGCATTCAACCTCTTTATCTCGTAGTTTTCAAGGATCACTAAACTATGGTGGGTTTAGAAACTTAACCGCGATATAGTACAAACCTAATTCAATTGCTGAATTTCCATTCCAGCTAAGATAATTGTTGTCAATGTGATTTTTACCAGTCTAGCTCTGATATAGACACCTCTTAATTACTCACAACATATATTGTGTTTGGCTTCATAATTGAATTGCAGGGGCGGCTGGGTTCGAACCAGCGACTTAGGCGCGACCTAATGCTCTACCAACTGAGCTACATCCCTATTTTGTCATCTTAATAATTTCTCTACGGTAAACTTCGACGACGTACTTAAACCAAATTAAAGATGCTTAGGTATTACAAGAATATCTTAAAAGATCTCTCTAAACTGTCTATTAATCCAGATAAGAAGTTTAAGTCAAACGCGACTGATTGCCTTATGCTTATTTACGCAAAACTCAGGTAATACTACCAAGTCAGCAATTTACGGTGTTGTTCTATAAAATGGATTCGAACCATAATCTTGCCCTCTATTGTCATCCGTAAAGGTTATCGTCGAGCGCCGTGCGCCACACACCCTATAAAATCCCTGAGTTTCGAACCTCAGATTATATCAAGTTAATTAGACTTGATTTTTGGTTTGCCCTACGATCTTTATTGCGCAATTAAGATACTTAAGATTTGAAACAGCTGCTTTTCATCTCTTAAAATTAGGGACTTGAAGGTTAGTGGGGATTCGAACTCCACATTCTCGAAATAATTTAGCTTGCGTCGAATTAATAAATTCTGCCCTCGCCGTTATTCGCGTGTTGCCATTAGACTAATAACCTTACCACAGTTACGGAAATAAAAGAACTTTATTCCCACGATGCGTCCAGATGAATTAACTGGACCCTTGTTTTGCTTCCATTTTTGTTTGCAAAGGAGAATTTTGTGGACCCGGAGGGAATCGAACCCTCGTCCTACAAAGAATATAACATAGTCTTAATGAGTAATTGGGGGCAATATAAATACTGCGCCATCCACCACCTTATTT